TGAGGCATTCGGATCGCCGCGATTGGCGAATCCGTTCGCTAATACCACACCATTTTCCACATTGGGGGCTGCGGGGACTGTAAACAACAACCCGAACATTAACATTTACCCTCCAAACCAGCAGATGGACCCAACTGCGATGGGAGATATGGTTGAGCGGGCGATTGAGCAGTATAACCAGCAAAATGCCCGGAAGCAATTGGGGGGAGGCCGCTAATGTTCGCATCTTTCGGTCCAATCTCATTTCAGCCTCTTGCCAGCCCGACCAAGCTGGAGGTGGAGAAGAAGTATCACTACGAAGCCATCAACGTAATCGGTGCGCCTCCTGTGTTGCAGTGGATCTACGACAATCTTCGCCACGTTGAAATTTCGATCTACCTTCACAACTTCTGGTGCAAGCCGCAGAAGGCCATCGACGCCCTGACACAGCTTGCCGACTTCCATGTTCCGCAGCAGTTCGTCTTTGGCAACAAGAACATCCTCGGGACATTCGTCATCTCGAACTACCGGATCAAACAGCGGTGGATGGCGGACGACGGCTCTGTAATCGCTGCGGAGATGGATCTAGAGCTAACCGAGTACGTAGCACCGTCTACGCTCCAAAGCAACACCATGACGGTCGGGACCATCGGCAACTCGACAATCAACACCAATCCTCCAGGGCTCACCACCTCACAGAGCGCAGCGGCCGGCTCGACGCTTGTCGTGAGTCCTGCCACGGCTTCCCCCTCAGGAATACCGGCACAGACGCCGTATACGAATGTCCCGTTGAGCACGATTGCGAGGGCTGCCTAGATGCCGAATGTCGTCATTCCTAACGGCGGTTTGGGAGTCCTGACGCCGGGACTCATCAGCCAGTACGTGAATCCGTCCGCGCCGTCCTCGGGAATCATTTATGTGTCCAAAGGGGAACGCTGGGACGCGATTGCGTATAAGATGTATGGCGACAGCACGCAGATTGAGCCTCTGATCCAGAACAACCCCGGAATTCCGATTGGCGACTATGTGGCGCAGGGGGTTCAGGTATTTGTGCCTTTGATAACACCAGCAACCAGCACGACCAGCAGCACACCGTGGGGTTGATAAATGGCAAAGTTGCACAAGATCGCAGAGGATTACTACGGGTTCTTTTGCCCCGGGTGCCTTAACACGCACGCCGTTTCAGTGAATGGGCGCCGAAACTCATGCAATGCAACTTGGGGATGGAACGGAAGTGTGGATAGTCCCACCTTTACGCCATCAATCAACTGCGTGGGATACTGCCATTCGTTCGTTACCGACGGGAAGATTCAGTTTCTCGGTGACAGCACGCATAAACTGGCCGGGCAGACGGTCGAGATACCTGATTGGGACGCGGAGCAGGAAGATTGAGCGCATCCGTACAAATCCCGGCGTGGCAGATCATGTACGGCGGAACCCAAGTCGCCGGCAACCTGCTCACCCATTCCCAGCACATCCACTACGACGAAGCTGTGGGTGGCAAGGCCAACGTGCTGGAGATTCAAGTCGAGGATTCGGCGCGCGCGTGGGCGAACAGCCCTCCAGTCATCGGGACCGCACTCAGCTTGTCAATCGGTTATCAAGGCCAATCTCTCGTGTCCTGTGGGAACTTCGAAGTGGATGAGTGGGAAGCAGAGGGACCGCCAGACACGTTCCTGATCCGGGCAATCCAGGCCGGGGTGACTCATGCCATCAGGACCTCATATTCGCAGCCCTATGAAGGCCAGACTCTTACATCGATAGCTAAGAGCATCGCCGCGAAGTATGGGATGAGCGTGTCAATTGACGCGGTGAATCCCGATGTTCCTTATCAGCATATAACCCAACGCCTAGAGAGTGACCTTGCATTTCTGCATAGGCTTGCCAACGGGCAAAATTACGAGTTCACCATCCGCGGCGATCAACTCGTCTTCTACAGCCGCCCGAAGTTGGATGCGAAGAAAATCACGGACCTCAAAGACAAGAATGCGCAGTACATCTACAAGACCGACAACACGCGATTCAGGATTCACCAGCAGCACCACGGTGACAAGACATACAAGAAAGCCGTGGTGATGTACTTTGACCCGCACTCGAAGAAGTTGCTCCAAGCAACGGCCAACGCGGCCACTACAACGGCTCAGAGCACTGACTTGAGTCTTCAGGACACTCTACTAGTCCGAGAGCGGATAGAGAACGCACAGCAGGCCACTCTACGCGCACAAGCTCATCTCCACGCGGCGAATATGCACGTCCTGAAGGGGGAGGTTATCATTCCAGGGTCGATGGTCTACCGGGCCGGCAATCCGGTCATGCTGAGCGGCTTTGGCACCGCGCTCGATTCGATAAAATGGATCATCAACGAGGGCAAGCATAGGGTGGACCGGAACGGCTACAAGACTTCATTGGAACTCAGGACCACGATAACCGGAGCGGCCACACAGTCCGCCTCGGACGACTACGGAGAATAGATGCCAGACTTAGTACGCGGACCATACACGGAGCAGTTCCACCCGCCTTACAGGACGGGCATCGTCGCGCAGATCGAGTCTGTGCCGCCATACCGAGTGCGCGTGCAGTTCCCCGATCAAGGGAATGTGCTCTCATGGTGGTTGCCGGTCCAGGTCATGAAGACGATGAACGACAAAGACTTCTGGCAGCCAGACCTCGGCGAGCAGGTATCCGTGGTCATGGACGAGTGGGACGAAAACGGTATCGTGACTGGCGGAGTCCCGTCAACGGTGGACTCGGCGCCAGCAGGACTCACACCTGCCGATCGCTATACGCAATTCGCCGATGGGACGATCATTCACTACAACACGTCAAACCACCAGCTTGTAGTAACGCTCGGAGCCGGGGGCCAGATGGCTATAAGCCAACCATCGGGAGGAAAAATTGAACTGGATTCAAGCGGCAATGTTTTGGTTACGGCTGCAAATAGCATTTCGTTTACCAACGGCGGTGCGGCGGTGGATGCTTTAGCGCTGGTGAGTAAACTGGTGATAGCGTTCAACGCGCATGTACATCCGTCCAATGGTGCGCCACCAACTGTGCCTTGGACGGCAAGCATGATTGAAAGTGTCCTGACGAAGGTGTCAAACTAAATGGCAACGACTTTCCCATATGCGACCCTCACCAATATCCAGTCATCGAGCTGGGAGCTGATGCTTGACTCGACGGCGGGAGGCGGACCAGGATCAGGACTCGGAAAAGTCTGTCAAGCCCTCGGCGACGTTCACCAGACCTTGCAGATCATCTTCAGTACCATCCCCGGCGAAGATCCTTTCCGCCCGACCTTCGGATGCGACTTGACACAGTTCCTTGACCGCCCGCTCACCGCAGCAATACCGGCCATCATCGGTGCCGTTTCTGCGGCCATTGCCGATTGGGAACCGCGCATCACCCTTGAGAGTGTCGATGTGGTCGCCAGCACAACCAACATCGGGCAGTTGGCCGTATCGATCACTTGGCAGCCCAATCTTGGATTGATAAACCAGGCGAACAGCGTTCTTGGAAACCTAACGCAGACGACGGTTATTAAAGTCGGAGGAGTGTCCTGATATGCCGGTGATCGTTCCCGCGAACTCGTTCCCGCCGGCCACCGGCACCCCTCAGACGGTCCCTGTAGACCTGCCTACACCATCGTTTGTCAATGACGCGGATGGACTCGACCCGACCAGCGTCCTGAACAGCATGGTGACCGCCTTCGAGACTGCGACCCGCAGAACCCTCTACCCGGCCCAGGTCGAGCAGTTGCTTATCAACCTCTACGCCTACCGAGAGATTCTGGACAGGAACGCGATTCAGTATTGCGGCCTTCAGAACTTGCTCGCGTTCGCCGCATACCCGATGCTGGACTACCTTGGCGAGTATCTGGACTGCACTAGGCTCCCCGCGCAGCCTGCTACGACGACCGAACAGTTCGCGCTCACTGCGGCGCAACTCACGCCAACGACGATCCCCGCTGGTACGCAGATCGGGACTCAAGACGGTCTCAACATCTTCTCCACGGTCGCTGATCTTGTGATTGCCGCCGGACAGACGGTGGGCACGGTGGGAGTCCAATGCACCACGGCGGGCCTCAGCGGTAACGGCTACATTGCAGGGCAGGTGAGCGTCCTGTTGGGTTCATTCCCGCTCGTGGCCAGCGTCACAAACATTGCCACAACGGCCAATGGAAGCAACGGAGAGCCAGCCGGAACAACCGATGGAGACAACCACTACCGCGCGCGCATCCAAGCGGCGCCGAACAATCTCACTACAGCGGGGCCGTCGGGCCAGTACCGATCACTGGCGCTTGACGTGAGTTCGGCCATCGTCGATGTGCAAGTCCCGACGCAGCCGACAACGCCGGGCACGGTGCAGGTCTACGTCCTGACAGGACCAGTAACGCAGCCGTCCACATCCCCAAACAGTGCGGGTATCGCCTCCGGTACTCTGCTTTCAGCCGTTCAATCAGCCCTCAGTGCGCAGACGGTGCGCCCACTTTGCGACACGGTGCTCGTTTCCGCTGTGACGGAAGTTGACTACACGGTTACCGGCGCGATCACGCTTTACGCAAACGTGAACTACGCAACCATCGCTGCGGGTATCACTGCGGCTGCTCAGAATCTTGCTCTGACACTCGCTGCAAACATTGAACAGGATATAGTCCTGAGTCAGTGGCAATCGGCTCTGAGCGTCTTGGGCGTCTACGACATGCAACTGACACTGGCTGCGAACATCGGCGGCACACCACTCACTCCAACTTCGGATGGCAGTTTCTTGCTCACAGCGGGACAATGGGCGAACTGCATAGGCATCAACCTCACAATCGTTATGGGCACAAAAAACCAGCCAACAAGCTAGTCTACAAGGAGACTTCCGCATGAAACGAATTGCGCTCTTTCTTTTCCTGATCTTGTCAACTATCACATGCTTTGCTCAGACGCAGATCGACCCGACTTACCAGATTGCATGGAATCTCCTGAGTGGAGCAGGCGCCCCGACCATCACATGCACACAGAATGGGAACTTTACCGTTTACCCCTACGGAGCACAGTGGGGCGAGTCTTACCAGGACACGACGAACAATGTCGAGTACAAATGCACAACCTCTGGATGGGTACAAAACCTTTCCACAACGGGCGGCACGATCAATGGCAGCCTCAACGTCTCAGGCACCGTCGCGGCTGCAACTGCGTTCTATGGTCAAGCCGCCGCAACGAGTGTAATAACTCCGATGCTCGTAGTCGGCCAGGGCTCAACCCCGTTTTACGGGAATATCATCTCGTCAAGAACTGTTAGTGGAGCCAATCTTTTTTTCGACGACATTCAGGCGGAGAGTAGCTTCACTTGTACAGGCGGCAGTTGCGGCTACGCTGCGCACGATGGGCGATCTAATATCAACGCCAGCGGCGGCGGAGTGATGAACCACGCGCTGTCTTTTCAGGCGTCACTTACAATCAACGCTCCTGCCAGTGCGATCTACGGAATGGATAGTCAGAACGTTATCAACGCAGCAGTCACGGAATTAGATGATGTACATATTTATGATTGGTCTGGATCAGGTTCCGTGGCTAACCATCATGGCATACAAATTGATAGCTGGACCAACCCGGGATTCTCAATCTACGATGCAGGCAATACAGGAAATTATCTCGGCAGCCCCACACAATTTGGTAGCACTGCGACGTTTTCTGGAACCGCTTTTAATGGTGTCGTGTTCCCTGGCGGCGGTTTTTTGACTCTGGATAGCGCCGGGCATCTCACTCCCAATCCAAATTTGCAGATTACCAACGGGGTGATCTCAATGATTGACAATACCGCCGCTGAAATTCTGGCGACGGGAGCAGCTACGCTAACGCTCCAGTCAACCAATACAAACATTGCGATAAACCCTGTCGGAACCAACATTGCTACTTTTAACTCTCAAGGGCTGACGCTGGCTGCGAATAAAGGTATTACTTTTTCTGGTACTGGTTCATTCAGTAACTCAGGGCAGAATGCAGGGGGGAGTTTCGTAGCGTCAGCTAGCCCCGCAACTTATCCCACAGTTGCCTCTAATATGCTTTCTGTTAACGGGCTCCAGGCATACTCGTCTGCGGGAGGAGGGGCGGTAAGCACCCTTTTCATCCAGCCGTCAGGGGGAGCGACGTTTATAGGGGGCAGCATAAATATCAATTCTCTAAAAGCATCATCGGGGTATAACTGTCTCCAAATTGACAGTACGGGGACATTCGCAAATACAGGCTCTCCATGTGGCACCGCTACTTCTACGGCTAATTTAGCGGGCGGCGCTGTGGGGAGTCTTCCATATCAGAGCGCAGCGTCTACGACTACGTTTATCGCCAGTCCCACAACTAGCGGCCACACGTTTATCCCTGTCTGGCAACCCAGTGGCTCCGCCATAGCTCCAACGGCTGTAGATGCAAACACTTTATCCGTGAGCGCAGCCGCAAACTCCACGACGACATCGGCTATCTCAGGAATGAGCGCTGGAGGAGCCGCAATCGCAGGGAGCGCGGGAGCGATTACGAGCAGCAAGGCGCTGGCAGGGGCTGGAGCCGGTATCACGACAGGCCCGACTACATCAGTCAGCGGCGATGTAATGACCGCAAGCGGAACAGGCGGCCAGATTGCCGACAGCGGTACTCTCCTGTCATCTCTCGCGCCTCTCGCATCGCCATCGTTCACGACTCCAACCCTCGGAGTGGCTACGGCCACGAGCGTCAACAAGGTTGCGGTAACCGCCCCTGCTACGAGCGCAACGCTTACTTTGGCTCAAGGATCGACGCTTCAAACCACCGGAGCG